CCCAGCGGTCGAAACCGCGCCGGTCTAGGTGACCGGTACCCAGCGACGATGTATTGCAACCTCGCCGCTAAGTTCGGAATGCTCAAGATGCTTGGCATCTCGAGAGGCCCAAGGATCTTTTAAACCCTCGAGCTTCAAGAAGCTTTTCATCAGAGCGCCGTGCCCCTCCAGTACATCAGTGCGACGTACTGGTCTTGGTACCCACGCTTTAACTTCAAAGCGATGGAGTTCCTTGTTCCATCTTCCGATGGAACGATAACCAAGGTAGGAAACACGACCAAGCGCCTCGGAATTCATAGAGACGTAAGGGAGTTCCCCCACGATATCTTCAACCCATGAAAACATGAGTTGAGATGTCCTCCAGTAACCACGTAAATAAAGTGAGTTAGCTGTGGACACCCATGAGATAATCCTGGACGCCTGCCGCCTGTTCTCAGGACGCAATCGACGCAGATACACTGGTGTGACATCTACGCCGCTGTAAGCGTCAAGTCCGCAGGACTCTCGAAACTTTCCAGTGACGAAAGTCTTGTTACGGTTCACCTTACAATTGTACTTTAGTAGGTGAGCGAGAACAACATCCGCATACGTTGATGGTACGATTATATCGTCACCATAAACGTGGACTAGTCTACACACACGAAGTGTGTTCGACTTAGTCACAGGAAGGCCTGTCGCCCTAAAGAGAGCCACTACACATACTGTGTAGAAGTACATGGCTTCAATAGGGAAACAGAGAGCACTACCCATTGACGCAAATTTCCTAAGTGGACCTATTATAGTTCCATCAGGAAGTTCAGCGTTCGTCGATCTACATGACTCTATAGCATCCCATAAATCAGGATTACTATAGAACATATCAGACACGAGCTCTCGTGGAACACGATCGCTAGCATCCGATAAATCTATCGTTGCTAATAGACCGTCAATCGACGACTTCATCGCTAAGCTCCGATTAATAGACTGATCAGAAAAGTTTACCTGACCAGCTGTAAACCGGTGTGATTCGATAACGCTATAAAGCGCGTCTCGAATCCCTTGCTGAGTATATTGCATACAGCAGGGCTCTATTGCGATTACTCTGGGTCCTTTTAGTGTTTTTGGAACTAGAGTAACCCTAACGGGTTGCTCTTGTTCTTTAGGCACGAACTCAACGTCCCTGAACGCCGAATCGCCGTCTTCAGTTACTACGTAACCGAAGCCAGCAATAGGGAAGTAAGGCTCAAGACGTTCATGCCATCTCCTCCAAACGTATTTCTGATTTCCGGAAATACGATCGGCGGTAGCTCCGGGACCGTGTTTAGGAATAAGTTCGCTAACGTGTAAATCACGTAGCATACTACCCCATAACACAGAAGATATACGACTAAAATAGTCGCGTTCTTCTCTCGGCAGCGTAAACATCTCAAAGGAGTGTTCAATGTTGACAAAGTTCTCAAGCGCGGATTTCTCCCTATTACGGGAGCAATCAAGTTCCAACTTTTTAAATGTAAGACAAATTTGTCTAACACATTTAACAAGATAGGGAATAGCGCTTGCATTATGAGAATTTTCATCATATAGCCTTCCTGTCTCAACGTCAAAAATGCGACTGAGCATCCCTCGTAAAAAATGGGGAATCGCTCGGCACTTTCGAAAACGTAGAAAGTGTTTTGAGTCAACCTGACCAGAATCGAGAGCTCTTTCGAAATCTCGACAAAAATCAGGTAGGGTAATTGTCAGGAAAGACAATCCCTCATCTTTGACTCGTGATCTTATCGTTTTTAGATCACGAAAATCTGAGACGTCATCGGAGCAATGTGAAGTAGCATCTATATAGATACTCTCCACTAACTTCAGGCAGTCACTTACGTTGCTTTTCATACCACCTCTTTCCAGAGGAAGGGTATCAAACTACGTATGTCTGCTTGCGCTGAACCAGTTGTCCAGCATCACAATCACTCCAACTGAGGGATTGGGATTGTCTTAAGACAAATCCTTCATCGACTCTCGAAGACCAAAAAGCAACTCACCTATGGAGGTGGTCTTATTCAATATAGATTGAATCTTTTTGGTAGATGGAACTGCCGAGAGGGCGCTATTCAGCTGACGAAGCTGAAGCAACGTCTTCTCAACATGTTCAACTGCAGAGGCGTGCTTCTTTATAGAAACACTCTTTGCTATCTTCTTAGTCATAAGTCTCCTTTATAGGAAGTTGTACCCGCTCGGGTCGGATTTACCAAATCTGAAACGAACAAGTTACGACTCCTTGTTAAGGAGCTTATCCTGAGTTCCGGAAGTACCCGTCCACGTATTAAAACCAGTAACCTGGTTCTTAATCTCCGTGGATGAAAACCCAAAAGTTGGGTGTTCTTCGACTAAATACGTAGAGTTGATCTGGTAGTCATTGACAGCAGTCAATGGGTCTGCCACGATCTTCTTTTGATCGAGCCTGGTTAAGGTTCGAACGTAATCCTGATTGTTCTTTCGAACGATCTGGTGCGAAATCGTGAGGGTCCAAAGACCATCACTCGTCGAATAGATTGACGAAGTCCCTTGAGAGGACTGCTTCGCAAAGCTAAGTGGTACTCCGTTAACAGTAATTGTGATTGGTTCAGCAAACATTTGTAGTTGACCTCTAAAGTTATTTGGATGGTTAAGCGGTCTGCAGATGTTAAGTTATCCAAGCCTAACACCTTTAGAATCAGCCGCGGTTAAATCCTGGTATGTTACCAGCAATGCCGATAGCAGCCAGAATTGCCCATTGCTTAGCACTTAAATCTTTGCTAAGCAGACCAAAGCTGAATGGAGTCTCCGCGATACCTCTTTGCTTCGAATCTACAGTGCGTGTAAACTCAAAACTAAGCGGCCTGGAAGCCATGTTGATTTCCTGTTTAAGGACAATCTCACGTTTCCAGCGCAGCATGAGGAACACGTTCTTAGATACAACACCGTCGATGGCAGCAGCGTCTGCGGCTTCAATCATGTTGCCGACATTCGTGAACCAATCGACGAGCCATGTCCAAGGAGTTATCTTCCAAATGAGACTTGGGGTAATTTCAGTACCGAGAAGCGCATGTAAGCGCCTTATCTGATTCAAACCTGAATCATAATCGGACTGGGACATATCCCAAATTGGCCTGTAGTATGAATAGTCGCCAGAGGCCCATACTTTCGTAGTAGTACGATTAGTATAGGTATAACGGGCTGTCCATGAATCTCCAGGCTTACAGAATTGGTCGACCAAAAATCCTGAAGGTTGGACTTTGTAACCCAACCCCGATTGGATGGTCGTTTCTGTAGTCTCTTCTTTAATTACGCCTTCCCGATGTTGCCAACGACCATTTGCACCGGCTAAATCAGCCATGTACTGGTCGTAATGCAGAATGACGTCACAGACGTCTACTACATCTTGGACAAACGGGCGCCAGCCAAACTGGCTATTAACAAAGCTATTCGCTACACCCCGAGGGGTCATGCGGTTACCACTTGGTGAGCCGCCAAGGAATTCCCAAATTTCTTTGAGATCCTTAGCAGTACTTCGTAGCATACCGGGAATCTCCCGCATTTCTGCGAGAGACTGACCGATACTAGCTCGGTTAAATCTAGGTCGAAGACGATTGTCGACCGAGGCGTAGTATGTTGATAGTGATGGAACGAAACCCGAAAGATCACCGAAGATGAATTTCTTATCCCTATATTGGGCATCAGAATAATCAACTCCGATGAACTGAGGGTCGGTGAAACCACCTCGGTATTGATGTATCCCAGTGCCGAACCCAATATTTATGGGTACGGCTGAGGTATATATACCGATGCCATTCACTGCAAAAGGCAGCAAGTTTACTTTCACAGAAGTGAAGGGACGACCCGTAGTAAATGGAGGACCAGGATTAAGAAAATCCTGAGTTTTCTCACATGAGACATACGGCGTCGAGATGGGAGTTAATGGCGCAGACATCTGTTGCCAGATATTCGTTACCGAATTTAACTTCCAAATCTCGAGAGCCTTTACCGAAGAAAGGGGTAAAGGTTCAGTCCTTACTCGAATTCTAGGTCCATCGCTACGAAAGTGACGCACTTTAAAGTGGCGCCACCGACCGTGACGAACATCCTCTTTCTTGCGTCTGGTTTTAACACCAGGCGGAGGAGCCTCACCGATATCGGAAAGATACCGGCGAAGGTGGGCTGTTGAATGAGATACAAAGTTGCTTCTCAACATACGATAATTCACTCCATTCTAAAGGTACTACGAAAGACACTGCACTCGTAGTCCAAACTTGGAAAGACAGGATTGCTCCCGTCTCTAGGTGCCCCCGAAG